CCCCGCTTCTGGCGTCTTCCTATGCGGCGATTTACGGCCCGTGGATCATGATTTCCGACCCGTCTAGCCGCATGTACGGTGCGGTGCGAATGATCCCGCCGGGTGGTGCTGTTCTGGCTAAGTTCGCCCGGAATGACGCGGTGCGTCACGTGGGCAAGACCCCGGCTGGTGTTGAGACGGTTCTCGATGGGGTTGTTGCGGCTGAGACCAGGTTTAGCCAGGCCGAGCTTGATGAGGCTGCCGAGAACCACATCAACATCATTCGCAACGTGCCGGGTTACGGCATTTGCATCATGGGCGGCCGGACGCTGCACCGTGAGCTCCCCATGCGGTACATCAGCGCCCGCAGAACCGTGATTTACCTGCGCAAGCAGCTGTCTGATCTCACGCGGTTCGCGGTGTTTGAGCCGAACGGGCCGGACCTTTGGCAGGAAATCACGCTTCGGGTCAGCCAGTACCTCGGCACCCTGGCCAGGGCTGGTGTCCTTGGTGGCACCAATGAGGCTGAGGCTTTCTCGGTCAAATGCGATGCGGACATCAATCCGCCGTCGGAGGTGGCGGCCGGGCGTGTGAATGTCGAGGTCATGGTGGCTCTTCGCTACCCGGCCGAATTCGTGGTTATTCGCCTTGGCCAGACGGATCAGGGCACTGAGATCACTGAGTTTGTTCGCCGCTAATTGGGGAGTGCTGAATGGCTGAGCTTAAGCGTCTTGAGAGTGACCCTCTGCGGTCATTTAAGTTCAGAGTCACCTTTGGTAACGCCAGCACCTATGGGCTTGGCGGAATGGGGTTCATGAGCGTCAGCGGTCTGGGGAACATTAATATTGATGTGATCCCCTACCGTGAGGGTGGTTATAACACCACCCCGCACAAGCTGCCTGGTCAGGCGGATTTCCCGCCCGTGACTTTCTCGCGCGGCCTGTGCGTTGGTGACAACGGGTTCATGAAGTGGATGACCGACCTGTTCGACTATATGAATGGTGAGGGCACCACGGTCGGTGATTCCACTAACGATTTCCGTGGCACTATCCAGGTGGATGTTCTGTCGCACCCGGTCAAGGGCGGTGTTGGTGTGCCCATGGCCAGTTTCATCCTGTACAACGCCTGGCCTAGCGCCATCTCGTTCACTGACCTGGACGCTGGTGCCCAGAGTGTTGTGGTCCAGTCGATGACGATTGTCCACGAGGGCTTCCGGTTCCAGGTTGCCGACAACCTGAACAACACCGGTGTCCGCATTAGCGGTGCCATCGCCGCCTAATTAGGGTTGTCGGTAGCTATAAATCACATCAGAAAACCCGATAACTTGGTTTCAGGACTGGTTTAAGAATTGGAGCAAACAGTGGCTGAGTTTTCTGAGCTGATTAATGCTACCGACAACCCGGCCCGCACGGCCGCGCTAGTGAACAAGGTGCTGAACCCGGATACGCCTCCTCCGGTTATGGAGCAGCCGCAACCGGATGAGGTTGAGCTGCCGTGCGGGCTTATGGTTGACGGGCAGCTTGTTCGGACGGCACGTGTCAAGGAGCTTACCGGGGCTGTTGAGGAGCAGATGGCTCGCGCTCAAATGTCCAACAACCCTGAGCGCATGTTCAACGTGCTTCTTCTGGGCGGGTTGGTGGACATCGGCGGTCATAAGCCGGACGAGGCACTCGTTGAGCGCATGGTCCTTGGTGACCGTGAAGCCATCATGCTCGGAATCCGTAAGGTCACCTACGGCCCCGAAATCGAGTACGAGGAGTATACCTGCGAACAGTGCCGGGCCAAGTTTGAGCTCACGATTTCGATCGATGAGATTCCTGTGGTGCGGGCGGAGAATCCCGGGAATCTGGAGTTCTTTGTTGAGCTCAAGCATGGCCGCCGGGCGCGAGTTCGCCATGTTACCGGTGCCGACCATCTGGCGATTATGGCCCTGGAACGCCAGGAAAAGCTCACCCCGGCAGAGCGTGATACCGCGTGGCTTGCCCGATGCGTGCTCGCGCTTATTGACCCTCAAGGTAACGAGCGCCTGGTGCACGGCAACAAGCAGGCCATGCGGGATCTCGGTTTGGCGGACCGGGCCAAGATCCTTGACGAGCTCACGAATAAGCGTCCTGGCCCCAGGTTGAATGAGGTGAAGGTCACATGCCCGGACTGCGGGCACACTTCGGACTTTATTGTGGCAATTAACGCACTGTTTCGCTACTGATATTGCGGCGCTCTACGCAGTTTATGAATCACTGATTGTGGCTTACCCGGGATGGCGGCTTGAGGATGCGCGCTCACTAACCGTGGCTGAGCGCCGCTTCTTCCTTGAGATGGCGCGTTGGCGTGCGGAAAGGAGAGCGCGTGGCAACTGAAGCGCTAGTGATGGGCTGGCGACCGCTTCAGTGGAGTATTGACCAGAGCGCCCGTAAGACTGATAAGCTGATTTCCCAGATCGATAAGCTTAATAAGCTATTCGAGAACTTCGGGAAGCAGTTTCAGAAGATCCCCACGACGTTCATGTCGTGGGGAGCTAAGGGTGCTCCTGGTCAACCCCAGTCCAATCTTCAGGCCGCCATCACGGCCATGTACGGGGGTAAGGGGCTGGGTGGTCATGTAAAGGGGCTGACCGGGTACGGTTCCTCCCCCGCGGCTGGTGGTGCTGGTAGCTGGCAGGGCGGTGGTTCCCCGCCCTTTTATTGGACTGCGAAAGTCCCACCGGGTGGCACGCCCCAGCAGCCTGGCTCCCTGCTAGCCAGGGCTGGTAATGGTGGTCACGGTGGTTACGGTGGCGGTGGTGGTCTGCCGCCTGGTGGTGGTTTTCCCGCTCTCCCACCCGGTGGGTCGAGTGGGGGCAGTCTGATCAATTTGGTTGGTAATGGTGGGCACAGCCGGGCTGCTCTAGCCGGTTATATCGGCACCACTGCCGTGCTGTCTGGGGTGTCCGCTCTTCGGCGTTTTGGTGAACGTGAGCGGCTGCCCCAGATGCTCATGGAGCTTGCCGCCGCTAGTGCCTCCCTTGGTTCCGGGCTACCGTATTCGCAGGCGTCCCAAACCTGGTTGCGAAACGTTTTCGGCCCGCACACGGCGGCCAGGTCCGCTACGGCATTGTCGCTAGAAGACACGCTGGCCGCCGAATTCCTTCGTATGCGGGTATCCGGCGGTTGGTCCCTGAACACGGCCCGTGACCGCAGCGTTGATGCGGCATGGCGGGCTCTGGCAATGATCAATTCGACGATGGGCGATGAGCGCTCCATGCGTGTCATCGCTGAGCTTTTGTCACCCAGGGTTGCTAACCGTGCCAGGCTGCTCGGCTATGGTGAACTGTTCACTCGGGACCACGCCTACATCGGCAATGCCGAGTTCGTGCGCAGACTGTTCCGGCGCACGTTCGGCACGGACCGTGTGGATCCCCAGCGTGTTCAGGCTGCCCTAGCACAGGGCCAGCCGTTGTATTTCAACCTGCGTGCGCTTGGTCTCAGCGATGAGGCGGTTGAGGCGTTGGCTGAGTACGCTCGCGCCTACGCTACCGCTACCTCATCGGGACTTTCCGGTGAAGAGTTTGACCGCCTTCTGGTTCAGGCTGCTCAAACGGGTCCCCAAGCTTTGCGAGCTCGCGAGACTCTGCAACGCTACAACATCCCGGTTGACACCGTTCTGCAGCAGAAGAAGGATATCCAGGCTATTGAGCGCAGCTTTGATGCCGAGCTCAACAAGGAATTCATTGAATCGTGGAAGGCGGTAATCGAGGAAACCCGGCAGGGTACCGAGGCCATAAACAGTTTCAGGAAGGCTCTCGAGGATGCCACGGGTATCCTGTCGAAGTCGGGTGGTCTTTGGGAATTCCTGCGCCGCCCGCTGCGGACCATCCTGGGTTGGCTGAACTGGGGTGAGTTCGACACCGGTTCAAACCAGCAGCCCACTTCGCAGAGCGCACAGAATGTCCTTGACCTGGTCCGGCGTACCGGTCAGTATTCCAACGCTAATGACATGCGTAACCGCCACTCTACTAGCCAGGGTGGCGAATCGCTTCTGTCTTCGGCACTCAGTTCTTCCCGGAAGAGTGACCAAAAGCCTAAGGGAACCGATAAGAAGAACAAGGGATCCGGGGATAGGATCGTTCAGGACAAGAAGACTAGCAGGAATCAGGATGATGTAATTGGTGGCGCTTCAACTATTGCGCGTGTCATCAATTATGCTCGTGCTCAGATTGGTAAATGGTACCAGTGGGGTGGTGCGGGGCCGGACCGGTTTGACTGTAGCGGCCTGGTGTGGATGGCCTATAAAACTGGTGCAAATATAAACATCGGCCGAACCACGTGGGATCAGCTGAGGAATCCGAAAGCCCAGAATGTTCCGATCAGCAGGAAGGCGGTACTTCCTGGTGACCTGATTTACACCAATGCTGGTGGCCACGTTTCTCTTTGGACCGGTGGCAGCTATATCGAAGCACCTGGTACGGGTAAGCGTATCCGTGAGGTTCGCGCGTGGCCTTCGGGTATTCACAGGATTCTTCGATTCATCAGAAGCTCGGGACCGGCTTCCAACGGTATTGGTGCTGCCGAGTTCAAGCAGCAGCAGGAAGAGGTTGAAAAGCTTCCCACTGAGCAGACTGGTACTGGTGGCGATGAGGTGTCCGGTGACCCGATCACCGGTAACGTTGTGTTCAGTGTCGCCAACCAGCTTGGCAGTGTCGAAGAGATCGACATCGTTGAAGCTATTTTCGGTTCGAACTCGCCTCTTCGATCATATTTCATCAATGTAGGTGGTGAGTCCACTCAGCACGAGGATACCAAGGAGTCCACGCGGGAGAAACCGAAGAAGAAGACGAAGAAGGACACCGGGGCCGCGCAGATTCCTGAAGGTGAGGGATTGCTTCCCGGCAAGGCTGGTAAGGGTGTCCGTGGCAAGATTCCACCTCTTCCGAAGAGCGCCCGTATTCGGCGGAATATCAAGCTGGGCAAGGAGATGTCTTATGCCCGGGGGTGGACGGACGCTAATGATGAGTGGGACGCCCTCTACATGCTGTGGATGAAGGAGTCGGGGTGGAACGATAAGGCCAGGAATCCGAGTTCTGGGGCGTACGGTATTCCTCAGGCTAACCCGGCTCCCGGGTCGGGGCATAAGGTTGCCCTGGACCCGAAGTGGCAGAATAGTCCTCGCGCTCAGATTGAGTGGGGTCTCAACTATATTGCCCAGCGTTATGGGACTCCAAAGCGTGCGTGGGCTCACCATCTTGCCAAGAACTGGTATGACCGGGGCGCGTGGGAAATCCCACACGATCAGCCAGCGGTTGTTCACAAGGGTGAGATGATCATTCCCGCCAAGCAGGCGGAGAAGATCCGTGATGTGCTCCTCCGGGAGAACGTCAGTCACAACACGACTACGAATAATACGAACCACAATATCACATTCGGTCCGAACTCGATTCAGATCACGATCAACGCGAACCCGAACTCCGGCGGCAACTTTGGCACCCGGCAGGCTGCACGTCAACTCGCCCGCGATCTCATGCAGGAGATTGACCGTTTGCTTCAGCACAAGCGGATTGCTCAGGGGATGTAATTAATGGAAAACATGCCGCCTCACAGAAATCTGCTCAACATAGCCCCAATGGGCCGTGTAAGAAACATTGCCCGTGGATACATTGTGACGGACAATGAGAGCGGTACCAGCCCGCTTCGCGAAAAGCATAAGCTGAACTTCCTCTATAACCCATCCGCTATTAGTACGGGTTATGGAATAGATGTGTCACTTGATGATATCAACACCGGTTATGGAAATGATCCGCGAGGTTCAGGTAATTATGTGACAGTACCAAATCAGCGTATTAATTTCGCAATCATGTTTGATCGCACCTATGAAGTTAATGAAGGAACACTGGCGAACGGGGTTCAACATGATATCGAGGTGCTGAAGGCGATCGTTGGGTTGAAGGAGGATTCTTATAGTCAATCACTCCCAGCGAATAGTGACGGGGTCATGATGTATTCCCCCGTTTGGTTTGTGTTCTCTAACAACACGGGAGCACTTAGACTCCACGGGTTCATTGAGAACTTTGATATTACGTGGGAACTTTTCTCATCTCAACAGGTTCCTATGCGGTGCAGTGTGCAGATCAGCGCCCGCCTGATGCCACCGACTACTCAAGCACCTGGTGAGAGCTCAAGCAACTCCGGTAGCAGTGGTGGTGGTGGTGGTGGAAGCCGTCAGCAGAGCCAAGACCTGTCGGGACTGATGCGTAGAACCGAGCGAGGTATGCCGCACGTGCTCACCCAGAGAATCTGGACTTGGTGATGCCCCATGAATCGTTATGAGGGTATAGCACCGGTTTCCTCGCCGTTCCGTGGCGGGGTAGTTCGCGGTCGTGAGCTCCGCCCAAACCCGGACTGGACGTTCAACTTCACATACTACCGAATCAAAGAAGGCGATCGGATTGATTTTTTGGCGCACAAATTTCTGAAGAATAAGGATTTGTGGTGGTACATTTTGGATGCCAATCCGGAAATTATTGAGCCATGGAATCTTAAGATCGGGCAGGTGATCAGGATCCCGAATGTCCTGGCGTAACATCCATTTCAAGATAACTATTGGTGGGCAAAGAATGAATCCCACCACCGCCGACGTGCTGATCGAACAGCACCTCGGCTGGAACACTATTGCACACGTTCGGGCACAAATCCCGTACTATCAAGCGGATGACCCAAGGCTATATGAGGAAGACAGCCTGGTCGAGATTGAATGGGGCACTAAACCAGACGAGGTAGCAACCTGGTACGGGTATGTGCACCACGCTGACGTAGACACTGCCAGCCCGCAGCGCCCTGGAAACGTGGAAATCCGCTACCTGCTTGTTGGGACTGGTTACCTGCTCACTGACCAGGTTCGTAAGGTTTGGCGGAACATTACGGACTCGGGCATTGCTCGCGAGATCGCCCAAAAGCACGGGCTGAGTTCAGTGGTTCACAAGACCAGTTACGTGCACAAGTACCTGTACCAGGACAATTTGAGTGATTTTGATTTCCTGCACGAGCGGGCTTTGAAGAGCGGCCGGAAGCTCCACATCGAGAACGGTGTCCTCTATTTCATCGACGTGGCCGCTTGGGCGGCCGCGAAGATGCCGTACGCGCCCACGTACGAGCACCACAAGGATCCTACCCGTCCTACGAACATCCTGCGGTTTGAAGCCCAGGTCGGTGGTGACCTGCCTGAGGCTTTCGGCCGTCAGCTTCGGCGAGCCATTTATGGTGTCGATCACGCATCCGGGAAGATGATCACGAGCCGCAAACAGGACACTGCTAAAGCCCGCGCCCTGTACCTGGCTGATGATCGCCCAGACTCGTTCGCTGACCTGGAGTACCGGCTGAGCGGGCACTCCACGAAGACCCAGGAATGGGTGACGGCCAAAACCTTGCTGGCCGGTTCCTCAAGACTGGTCCCAGGTCAGCCCATTGAGCTGAAGGGACGGGCCATCCCAAACCCGCTACGGGGCGTGTGGGTCATCAACACCGCATCCCACTACCTGCGCTCTTACAGGGTCACTGGGTTGGGGTACCCGATGTTCAGCAC